AACGAAGATCTCTCTATCATGACCTTCTGAATGTATCAGAGGGCAAAGAGATGCTGGCTGACATGGCTCATAGACATTATATGTTTACGACAACCCATGTGCCAGGAGATCCACATTACACGGCATTCAACGAAGGTCGAAGGTCTGTAATTGTGGAATTATTGCAACTGGCTAATATCTCATTATCTGAGTTGCAAGCAACCATTAAACGACAAAACCAAGATGGAAGAAGCGAGTCAAGCTACGGAAGCAACGACTACGACAACGAATACTGACGTAGGTGGAGGTGAGCAATTACCAAACCAGTTTGCTTTTGATGCTACCAGTCTGCCAGACGGACTAGACCGTGAACCTTCTCTACGCAATTTTGACTCTGTAGATAAACTTGCGAAAAGCTATGTTCATGCAGTCAAAAAAATGGGTGTTCCTCCCGAACAGATGCTCCGTCTACCAAGTGGAGATGAAGGTTGGGATGATGTCTATAACGCATTAGGAAGGCCAGATAATCCTCAAGGATATAATTTTGGGGATGCAGATGACAGTGAAGATTTATCAGATTTTAAAGGATATGCACATGAGTTGGGATTAACTCAACGTCAAGCAGAAGCCTTACTTGACAAAATTGCTGAAGGAAACCAGATGGCCCAACAGCAAGGTCAAGAAAACATTGAAAAAGCAGAAGCAGATGCACAGGCATCCTTAACAAGGGAATGGGGTCAACAGTATAACCAGAACTTGGATTATGCCAGACGTGCCTTTGGCAGATTTGCATCTCCTGAAGCATTATCGGTTATGGAGGAAACAGGATTGGGCAACCATCCTGAGATCCTTAAATTGTTTGCCAAGGTTGGTGAGCAATTGTCAGAGGAGCAGATGTTACCAGGAAACCCTAGAGGATCTGGTATGGCTCCAGGTGAAGTGGAGGCCACGATAGCCTCAAAACGTGCAGATCCTGATTTTCAGTCTGCACTTATGAATGCTGCACATCCTAATCATAAGAATGCTGTAGCAGAAATGAACAAGTTATATGACAGGTTGCCTCAAACTCCTGTTGCATAACTAACTTAGAATCAGTACCCAAACTGATCTGTAAGGATAAGCTTAGCCCCTTACAATAGAACAGTTTACGGAATCCTTTTGAGGACAACTCCGACTGGGAGATTCATATCTTTCTTTTGGAGTTGTTATGTCCAATCAAATCACGACCAGTATGGTCAAGCAGTTCTCGGACACCCTCACAATGGTTGCACAGCAAGAGGGTTCAAGACTGAGAAATGCAGTACAAGTAGAAGCTGGTAAGGTCGGTGAAGAATACTTCATGGATCGTATCGGTAAAGTAACTGCACAAAAGGTTACTTCACGTCATGCGGATTCTCCGCTAATCGAAACCCCTCATGAAAGACGCAGGATAACTCCTGTAGATTATAACTGGGGAGATTTAGTCGATTCTTACGATATGTTGCGTGTGATTATTTCCGATCCAGCGTCTGCTTATATGACGACGGGTGGGATGGCTCTCGGACGTGCCATTGACGAAGAGATCCTTACGGCAGCTTATGGGAAAGCTTATCTTGGAAAAGATGGAGCCACAGATGCTGCTTGGGATACAAGTGACAGTAACGTCGGTTCTGATGTCAATATTGTTGCAGTTAATAATGCAACACATGGAGATACAGCAGACGGAACAAGTAATTCAGGACTGACTTTAGGGAAGCTTATTGAAGCCCGTGGTCGGTTAATGAAAAACGAAGTCATTCGCTACAACGAAGGTGGAGTCTCAGATCTCTTTATTGTCTGTACTGCAGACCAGATTGAGAATCTTTTGGCAACCACTGAAGTTCAAAGCAGTGACTACAACATGATTCGTGCTCTGGTAGAAGGACAAGTTCATCATTTTATGGGCTTTAATTTTATTCAGACAGAGTTGGTTCCAAATAAAGTCTTGGCAACAGTGAATTCCGAGACACCAACGGTTGACCGTGTTCTTTGTTTCCAAAGAAATGCCCTTGGGTTATGTCTCTGGAAAGACATTGCTGGTCGAATTACAGAACGTGCTGATAAGCGGTTCTCTTTATATACGTTTGCTGAAATGACTATCGGAGCTACTCGTCTTGACGAAAAGCGAATGGTAGAAATTCATTGTAAGCAAAACGCTTAATCCTTTTAAGGGGGAGGACGGAATTGCCCCCCCAGAAAGACTAATATGGGTGTTGTAAATAATCATTCAGGGTTGGTTGCAAACGAACAGGCATCTCCTATCGTTTATAATCACGTTGGATTAAATGGTGGAAGAGTACGATCTATTGTTGCCAAAACAGCTTGGGCTGCAACGGGTGACAGTAATAACTCAACTGCAATCCTATGTAAGTTACATCCAGAATGGAGGGTTCTTCATATTTGGTTGTACAACGATGCGATGTCTTCAGGAACAGATTACAACTTTGGGTTGTATTCAGATGTTGGAGTTACACCGTATGCAACTGCTGCTGATGCACCAACTGCTGTTGCAGAAAGTGCTTATGCAGATGCACAAACATTAGCTGCTGCCTTTACAGGATCTGGAGCTACAAATGCTGTTGGAGGAGGGGTTATTGATATTGCTTACAGTAACCGTGATATCAACAAAATGGGACAACAAGTCTACTTAGATGCTGGACATACAACTGCTAATAAACTGAATGAGTATTGGCTCGGTTTAAAGGCAATTGCTATTGGAAGCACTGCTGGCGACGTTGTTGTTAATGTAGAGTTTACCTCTGACTGATTAAAGGAATCCTATGGCTGGAGAAGTAGATATTGCAAACATCGCCTTGACCAATCTAGGTGAGGCTAAAATTGTATCAATGACAGAAAACTCTGAGAGAGCACGTTTATGCAATCTTAGGTTTCCTGATGTCAGAGATATGATCCTACGCTTACATCCCTGGAACTGTACGATTGATCGTGCAGTCTTGTCGAGACTTGCAGACGCTCCAGCTTGGGGGTTTTTATATCAGTATCAGCTTCCTGCTGATTGTCTTAGGGTGCTTTCCATTTATGACCTGACAAGGACTTTCAAGATTGAGAGTGGAAAACTCTTAACAGACGCTTCCACTGTCAAACTAAAGTACCAAAAACGTCTGGACGACATGACATTACTGGATGCAAGTCTGGTTAATGTAATGGGTCTTAGACTCGCTTGGGAACTTGCAGAACCATTAACTGGAAAGACTACCCTGAAACAGGAAATGTGGGGTAAATATGAAAGAAACCTTATGGAAGCACGTAGCATTGATGCTTCTGAAGGTTCTGCGGAACGGGTGGAATTCAATACATGGCTTGATGCACGTCTTGGAGCATACGAAACGTCCTGGAAGCCTGTTGATGCACCATCCGATGGTTATCCTTGGAACATTACCAATGGTGTCCAATCATAGATGTCTGCAGTACAGCACATACAAAGTAGTTTTGCTGAAGGTGTTATATCTCCCCGTTTAGAAGGGCAGATAGAACTTCCCTCATATAAAACTTCTGTAAAGACTCTTGAGAACTTTGCTGTTCTACCTCAAGGAGCCATTGCACGGAGACCAGGAACTTATTTTGCCTTAAATGCTTCCAGTGACACGGCTGACGGTTCCCGTCTAGTTCCTTTTTATTATGGACAGGGACAAAGCTATATTCTGGAATTCTACAATAACAAAATCCGAGTGTTTTCTAATGAAGGAAGATTGCTCAAACATGATGGATCTGCTCCCAGTGATGTAACCACAACCTATACAACTGCACAGATTCCTGATCTTAAATTTACACAATCTGCAGACGTTTTATACATCGTTCATTCAGAACATCCTCCTAGAACACTATCCAGAACTATTGATGCCAGTAGTGGCAGTCGTTATTCCGACAATACACTCTGGACCATTGCAGATATTGCGTTTGAGGATGGTCCTTATGACGAAATCAATGATGATGATACAAAGCTTTTAACAGTCACAAAAACTTTGGATGCAGTCAAAGTTGGTGGTGTAGGAGTAGATACAGTTTTAGATGCATTTGTTAATTCAGCACATGGGTTACAAGCAGGAATGAAAATATATTTTGATTCTACTAGCAGTGGTTTGTC